GTGTAATATTAAAAATGGTGGATCGTTTCAGTAGTCCCTTGAAGCAATCCATGTTGAGTTTTAATAATTCCATTGATAATATTAAAAAGTCTGAAAGTGTTTTAAAAACTTTTGGTAAGAATATGCAAAATATTGGCATGGGGATGACCAAATATTTGACTCTTCCATTGTCTCTTGCTGGTGGATATGCCGTTAAAACTGCGATTAGTTTTGAAAGTGCATGGATAGGTGTTGTAAAAACAGTAGAGGCCAGCAAGGAGGAGTTGGCCGGAATGAAGAAAGAGCTTGAGGCTCTTGCAAGAGTTACTCCTATTGCTCAAGAAGATATTATGGGGATCGCTGAGGCTGCTGGTCAATTAAATATTCAGACTAAATATATTCCAGGTTTTACAAAAGTAATGGCGGACTTAGCAGCCACAACTAATTTGTCCTCTGAAATGGCGGCTAATTCTCTTGCTCGTTTTGCTAATGCCATGGAGATGCCTCAAGATCAGTTTCAAAAACTTGGATCAACGATCTCAGGGCTTGATATTAACGCCGCCACTTCCGCAAGTGAAATTGTTGATATGGCGACACGGATGGCTGGTTCTGCCCATCTTATAAAAATGACAGAGGCACAAGTATTCGGCCTTTCTGCTGCTCTTAGTTCTCTTGGCATTACGGGAGAGGTTGGCGGTACTGCTATGGCCATGGTCATTTCAAAGATTGGAAGAGAGATTGGTAAAAGCTCTAAAGAAATGCGAGCTTATGCGAAGATATCAGGAATGACGGTTAAAGAATTTTCAAAAACATGGAAGAAAGATCCCTTGGATGCGATAATGGCTTTTGCCAAGGGTTTGCAGAAATTTGATGATTCTGGAAAAAATACACTTGCTCTTCTTGATGCATTTAAGTTTGATGGCCAAAGAACAAAAGAAACTCTTTTAAAGATGGCCGGGTCCGGGAATTCTGTTAATAAAATGATTGAACTTGCAAATAAATTTTGGAAAGAAAATGATGCCACATTAAAGCAAGTCAATCTTAGATATGCGACGACAGAGTCTAAATTAAGAATATTTATGAATGTTATTCGTCAGCTTGCCGCCTCTTTCGGGGATGTTTTACTTCCAGGTATTATTCAGATTGTGGAATGGCTCACCCCATTGATAGATGCTTTTAGAGATCTTGATCCAAAAACAAAAAAGATTATAAGCCTTTTTCTTATTTTAGTGGGAGTTCTTGGGCCGATTGTTATAGCTGTTGTGGCGATTGCGGCCGCCATTACTTTTATAGGATCAACGGCAGCACTTATTATAGGAGGAATAACAGCAGCGTTTATCACACTTGGTACTGCTATTGCTGCGGTTGTGGTATATTTTGATGAAATAAAGAAGTTTTTTTTAGAGACATGGCCCAATATGGTTAAAGCAATTCCTAATATGGTTGGGAGTTTTCTTACTTTATCTCCAGGAGATTTGTCAAATGCAGGAATGGGAAATGTGGCATCTGATGTGAATGGTTACAATTCTAATTCTAAATCGGAGGCAGATATTACAGTTAGAGTGGTGGCGGAACCGGGTAGTGCGGCACAAGTGGATGATGTGAAGAAAAAGGGTGGGGCGAAATTGGAAGTGATAGGGGATTCTTATCTTGGTTTAGCAGCATGGGGGTGGTAATTAAATGGCATGGAGAGATAATTTAGTTCCGGCAAGTTTTAGGGGTGTTGCATTTCATGTCCTTTCACATGACTATGCTGTGGGCAGGAGAAATGTTCTACATCAATATCCCTTTAAAGATGAGCCGTATATTGAGGATCTTGGTGCAGATACGGACGAGTTTTCTATTGAGGGATATATTGTTGCTAATGCCTCTAATGAAATGGATTACTTCACACAAAGAAACTCCCTTATAGCTGCATTAAAGAAAGCGGATAACGGGAAATTAATACATCCATATCTTGGCGAACAAAACGTTTCCCTTATTGGCAAGGCAAGGATAAGAGAAGTTTTTTCAGAGGGCGGTATTGCAAGATTTTCTATGACGTTTGCCTACGCCGGAAAAAGGGAGTTTCCAAAAGAGGATATTGATCCGTCTGGTGTAATTGATGAGAAAACAAAAAAAGCAGTTGATGATGCTTTGGATGCTTTTTATGATCAATATAATATCAATCTTCCAACAAATTCAAATACACAATCGGGAAATAGGGCTTTAAATCAAAGTAAAGTTATTCCTTATGCTGTCACTCAAACTATTGATGATTTTGCCACATATGTCTCCCTTGCAAAAAGTCAAGTAAACAAGATTAGAAATACCTCTGGTGGGTCTCTTGAATATGTTAAATCTGTTTTGGATGATGCAAGATCCACATTAATTGAAATTGCTCATTATCCATGTCAAATTGCAGGTCTTGTTTTAGATTGTGTGGATAGTATTCTTGAATTGGCGAATGTTGTAGGCACGGGATATCTTGGTCAGATCCTTGGTAAGTGCAGTGGTCAAATTATTAAAAGAAAGCTTTCCTCCTCTGGTGATTCTGTTGATGCCGAATTAGGCAAAACAATGACGATAAGTCTATTGAGTGTTGTGGGTGAGTCCTCCTCAACGGGATTCGGTTCGGAGAGCAATAATGCAGCATCGACCGCTGGTTCACTTGTCCCTCTTGCCGTAACGACTGTAGCGAGCGCCAGGATAGCTTCCAATAGGTTATCTTTTGTGAATATGATTAAAGTAGTGCATCTTATTGGCGCGGTAAGAGTAGCGATAAGAATTGATTTTAAAAATATTTCTCAAGTGGAGTTTATTAAACAAGCAATTATAGATAGTATGGATTTTCTTCTTGAGAAATTAGGCAATGAATCAGCAAGCGATCCTTATAAAAACTTTGGTGTATATATTGACAACAGAAATCTTTATTCACAAATAGAATCATTAAGGGGAGCTTTTTTATCTGGCATAAAAGAAAAGTATTATAATCTTCCAGGGGAGGTGCAAATTGATCCTGCATCTGATGGTATTACAGCCCTTGAATTAGCTTATAATCAATATGAGGACATATCAAGAGTGGAGGAGATATTTGTTAGAAATCAACCAACCTTAAAGCATCCCGGTTTTATATTGGATAGTATAAGGATTTTGTCCATATGAAAGATGATATAGTTTTAAAAGTGGAAGGGAAGAAGTTTTCAGGATGGACTGAGCTTGAGGTTAATCAATCCCTTGATTCTCTTTCTGCCTCTTTTGCTTTTTCATACACGGAGAACTATCCAGATCAAATGGATGTTTTTTCTTTTAAAAAAGGTCAAGAGGCCATTGTTGAAATAAATGGTTATAGATTGGTTACTGGACACATTGAGGAAGTTGAAAAAAAATATACAGCATCAAGTCATACGTTACAGGTACGAGGGAGAGATAAGCTTGGCGATTTGATCGACTGCCCCTGGTGGAAAGAGGGACAACCTGCAACATGGTCTGGGTTGACTGTTGAAAATTTAATTAAAAAATTATGTGAGCCATTTGGAATAGAGGTTGTTGTGGATGAATCCGCAAGAGAAATTACCTCACAAGTGAAATCCTCCTTTACCTCAAAAGAGGGGGATACTGTTGCGGATTGTTTAGCGAGATTGATAAAAGAATATGCTTTTCTTCCTGTTGGATATGGTGATGGAAAATTAACATTGACGACATCCATAACTGATAAAAAGTGTATAACCTCTATTGTATCCGGTAAAAATGTTTTAGAGGGGGCATTAATTGAAAGCGATATGGAGAGATACAAATATTATATCTGTAAAGGTCAAGGGGACGGGGACGATTTAATAGATCTTGAAAGTATTGTTGCCCCTTATGGTAAAAAAGAGGACAAGGGAATAGATAGATACCGTCCTCTTATTTTAATAATGGACAGTGAAACAGATATTAAAAGATGCCAGGCTCGCTCAGAGTGGGAAGAAACAATAAGAAGAGGTAAATCCAGTTATTGTAATTATACTCTTTCAGGTTGGCTGCAAGAGGACGGAACTCCTTTTCCATTAAATATTTTGTATTCAGTAAGTGATAAAATTAATAAGGTTGAAAACACATTATTATCCTCCTCTATTTCATATAAGCTAAGCCAATCAAGCGGAAGAATTTTTGAAATTACTCTTGTGGATAAAGACACATATAAAATATTAGTTTCATCGTCATTAGAAATATAAATTATTGAGTTACATTTAGCAGAAAAAGTCTGAGGTGAAGTTGTTGCGGTTCCGTTTAAAGTTGCATATTGAGCCA